GGTGCTAAACCATTATATTTTCTAGATTATATCTCCACTAAATCACTTGATGCTAATGTGAGTGACATTGTACATGGAGTTGCCACTGGTTGTGCTATGGCAGGAATGGAACTCCTAGGTGGAGAAACAGCAGAGCATTATAGAGCAACTGATTATGACCTTGCTGGTTTCTGTACTGGTGTTGTAGAGAAGAATCAGATTGTTGACGGCAGCACCATGTTTCCTGGTGATGTAGTCATTGGTATTGAGAGTAGTGGACTTCATAGTAATGGATATACTCTTGTCAATGATATGCTGTGGAGAAATTACATCTACTATAAAGAGATGCCTGAGTTGTTAGTACCGACCACAATCTATGCTCGTCTTATTCAGCACCTGTTAGATGAGGTTCCTATCCTAGGCATGGCACACATCACTGGTGGTGGTATTTCTGAGAACCTTCCTAGGTGTCTTCCAAAGGGTCTGACTGTAGATGTAGACTATAACTCTTGGGAACGGCCAGAACTCTTTAATAAGATCCAGGAGGCAGGGGACATTGCTGAGGAAGAGATGCGTAATGTATTCAACTGTGGGATTGGATTCTGTTTGGTGGTGCCATCAGATGCAGTTGAATTAACTCAGACCTTAATTTCTGATACTCCATTTGGTATGAAGTCTTGGGTTATTGGTGAAGTTTATGAGTAGTAAGATGCTATTCCTAGTTGACATTGGCAATGGTAGATGTGTCAGTCATGATGGATACATTCAAATTGGTATTTTCTCCCATAGTGTAGAGAAGCACCTTGAGTTATGTCCTGACCAAGAATGGCAAGTTACTTATTGGATGCCAGATCCATTCTGTATTAGATACCCACGACCAAACTATCAGCATACTATGAAGGCGAATGAAGGTTCACCTAGAACTGATAATGCTACTGATAGTCGTCCCAGGGACTTCCCAGGCCAAGCAACTGAAAGACTTGAGAGGACATTATAACATGTGAGAAAAAATAGAGCAGAGTTGCATAAACTCTGCTTTTTTTGTATAATAGTAAAGTTATAAAATTGCGTATGAAAATTGCTTTAATTACTGGTATTACAGGGCAAGATGGTTCATACTTAGCAGAACTTCTTCTTGAGAAAGGGTATGAAGTTCATGGTATTGTGCGTCGTGCTTCTTTAATTAATACACATAGAATTGATCACATTTATGATCAATTGAAACTTCATTATGGAGACCTAACAGACTCTACAAATCTTGTAAGAGTTATTCAGCAGGTTCAACCAGATGAGATTTATAATCTTGGGGCACAAAGTCATGTAAAGGTTTCGTTTGAGATGCCTGAGTATACGGGTCAGACAGATGCTATAGGCACCCTGAGAGTGCTTGAGGCAGTCCGTTTGCTTGGTATGGAGAATAGGGTTCGTATTTATCAGGCATCTACCAGTGAACTCTATGGTTTGGTGCAAGAAACTCCGCAGACTGAAACTACACCTTTCTATCCACGTTCTCCTTATGGTGTTGCAAAACTCTATGGGTACTGGATAGTAAAGAACTATCGTGAGTCATATGGAATGTATGCATGTAGTGGTATTCTTTTTAATCATGAATCACCAAGACGTGGTGAGACATTTGTAACTCGTAAGATTACAAGAGCACTCAAAGCAATTTCTGAAGGTAAACAAGATTGTTTGTATCTTGGCAATCTTGATGCACTTCGTGATTGGGGACATGCTAGAGATTATGTTGAAGCTATGTGGTTAATGCTTCAGCAAGATAAACCTGAAGATTTTGTGATTGCTACAGGAAAACAATATTCTGTTCGTCAGTTTGTTGAAGAATCAGCACCTTATTTTGGAATGCAAATTACCTGGAGGGGTGAAGGATTGGATGAAATTGGATATGATATATTTACTGGAAAAGAGGTCATCAAAATTCACTCTAAATATTTCAGACCTGCTGAAGTAGAGACTTTATTAGGTGATGCCTCTAAGGCAAAGAAAAAATTAGGTTGGGAACCTAAGATTTCTTTTAAAGAATTAGTTGAGGATATGTGTAATCATGAATAGTCAGAGTCGAGTTTATGTTGCCGGTAATACTGGACTTGTAGGATCAGCAATTGTTCGTATGCTCCATTGGAAAGGGTATACCAATATTATTTCATCACCTTCAAGTCATTTTGATCTTCGTCGTCAAGAAGATGTTGAAACTTTCTTTAGAATAAATGAACCAGAATACGTTTATCTTGCTGCTGCTAAGGTAGGTGGAATTGGTGCTAATAATGATTATCCGGCACATTTCATCTATGATAATTTGATGATTCAATCAAATATCATTCATGCTGCTCGTAGATTTGGAGTTAAGAAACTTTTATTCTTAGGTTCTTCGTGCATCTATCCTAAGGTATGTGAGCAACCAATTAAGGAAGAGTATCTTATGACTGGTCCTCTTGAACCTACGAATGATGCATATGCGATTGCAAAGATTGCTGGCATTAAAATGTGTCAGGCATATCGTAAACAGTATGGATTTAATGCAATCTCTTTGATGCCTACGAATTTGTATGGTCCTAATGATAATTTTGATTTAGAGTCATCTCATGTTCTTCCTGCGATGATTGCAAAGTATCACTATGCAACTACAGAAGGATATACTATTGACATGGGTGGACCTTGGTGGCCAGATGTAAAACTATGGGGTGATGGTTCGGCACGGAGAGAGTTTCTTCATGTTGATGATCTTGCAGAAGCATGTTATGTTTGTATGAAAGATTACGATTCCCCTGAACCAATTAATGTTGGAATAGGAGAAGACATTACAATCAAAGAACTTGCGGGTATTGTTTCTGATGTGGTTGGGTATGCAGGTCACACAACATGGGACACTTCCAAACCGAATGGAACACCAAGAAAGGTTCTTAATGTAAATAAGATTAAGTCTCTTGGGTGGGAATCAAAAATTTCTCTAGAAGATGGAATTAAAACAACTTATGAGTGGTATAAAGATCAATGAAATTTCTGACTTTTCTGAATTCTGGGTGTCATGACATTTGTTTAAACATGCTGAAGTCTGCTGAGAAAGTGGGCATCAACATGGATGACTTTATTATTGCATGTATGGATGAAGATGTTTATAAATCTTTTATTCTTGAGGGATATAAAGGTGCTTTCCTTTATATGAATAGTGATCTAAAAGAATATCAGGATTGGACATTTAATAGTAATAGTGGATTTAGGAATGTAGTTAGACATAAATGGAAAATTATTAGTCAGGTTCATAAAGAACATCACAATCTTATGTGGGTTGATACTGATATTGTATTCAAAGAAAATCCTGTAGAAATTCTTACCGGTCATGATGAAGTACTATTTCAAACTGATGCTCCTGGATCTACAATCTGTACTGGATTTATGGTCTTTAATGAAACTTCTGAGTGTCGTCAATTGATTGAAGAGTGTGGTGCTGAGGAAAGTGATGATGATCAATTGATTATGAATCGCATCGGTCTTTCTAAGTATCACGATAATATTGCATTATTGTCGGAAGATTTGTTTCCAAATGGTAATGTTTATTATCAACAGGGTAAAAAAGAAAACGCTATGATTGTTCATAATAATTGGATGATCGGTGTAGAAACTAAGGTTAATAAGTTTAAGGAGGAAGGATTGTGGTTTATTTGAATGAAAATTATCTGAGACCAAAGTCTCTTACCCCAACGTATCCTCCATATCATCAGGGAGATTATCTTGAGGAATATTTTTATACTCAATATCAAAAATTAGAGAACAAAACTAAAAGAAAATATATTGATATCTTTTGGTCAAATATTTTCTGTAATAAAATTTGGGCAGGGCAACCATATCCAGATCTTCAAGGACTCTTAAATAATACTCTTAAATCTGATGGTAGTTATTTTACTGTTTGTCAGCAAGATGATGGTCCTTTTGAAGATTTCCCAGAAGATACTATGATCTTTTCTGCAGGTGGAAATCGTAAAAAAGGAAATGTAATTCCAATTCCATTAGTGTGTTCTTCAATTCAAAATGCTCCAGAAAGAAGGCATAAGTACTTTGCTTCCTTCATTGGTTCTAATACTTATTGGGTTAGAACTGATATGGTAAAAGCATTTCGTGGTAAGGATGATTGTCTTGTTAAAGCAGGTAATTGGGATATTAATGTTGGAGAAGAGAAGTTGAATAACTTCCTTGATGTTATGTCTGCTTCTAAGTTTTCTTTATGTCCTAGAGGTTATGGAACTACTAGCTTCAGACTTTATGAGTCCTTCCAATTGAATACTGTTCCTGTGTACATTTCTGATGATCATGCACTTCCCTGGTCTGATGAATTGGATTGGGAAGAATTTTGTGTTATAATTGGTGATGATGATATCGGAGATACTTATAATATTTTGAATAATATTTCTGATGATTTATATCATGAGATGTTAAAAAGGGGTCAAGAACTCTATCAAGATTATTTTTCTCTTCATGGTGTCTTTAATAATATTATAAAAAGGATTAGATGAAAAAAGTATTATTAGTTTTTGGTTCTTATGCCGATCAAAGGCAGCAATTTTTTGATACTTATATGTCTCCAAGGAATCAAGAATATGCTGATAATCATGGATTTGAATATCTTGAATTGAAAGAAAATCTCTATAAGTATCGGGGTAACTATACTTGGTTGAAGTTTACTATTCTTGAACAGATGCTTGAGGAAGGATATGTAACTGATGGAGATATCGTTACACATTTAGATGCCGACATGTGTATCGCAAATATTAATGAACTGTATCAAACAAATAAATCTTTTTCATATTCTATTGACTCCGGAAATACTCATTGTATGGGTAACTATTCTATCAAGGTCAATGAATGGTCTAGACAATTAGTTGATAACATTCTTTCTGAAGATAGATATCAGGATCTTAATGATGTCGTATCCAGGCACGAAAGGTTTGGGCACGTCAATAGTTTCTGGCATGAGTTTAGGGAACAGGCATCTTGGTATTCTCTTGCTGGTATCAAGAGACATTCTGATGAACCTTTTTGGAATTTACCGGACTATGGATGGCATTCTGATAAAACTGAATGGACTGAATATTCTTTAGATGAACTTTATGAACATGTAGAGATTCTTCCTACAGCATGGAATGTTACGGAGATGGAAGGTGAATCTGATTGTCAGTTCTTAATTAACAAGGTAAATAAAGATGATGTAATCATTCGTCATTTTGCAGGCGGACAACAATGGAGAAAAGAGTGGTTTGAATGACTAAAAAAGAAACTTTGACGATATATTTTGTAGACTTTTGGCCAAATCTTGTTAAGACTGATAATTATTTTTATCACTTATTGAGTCAAGAGTTTAATGTTGTTATTACTGATCAACAACCTGATATTCTTTTTCATTCTGTTGACTATTTTGGGCAGCAAAATCATTTAAGATATAATAATGGTAAGACGAAGAAAGTATTTTATACCGGAGAGAATCAATCAGCAGACTTTAATCAGTCGCACTTCGCTTTTACTTTTGAGGATATAGATGATGAGAGAAACTATAGACTTCCTCTTTGGGCGATGCATCTTAACTGGTTTAATGTTCCATATAACGAAAATCGTGATCAATCATATTTACATTCGGTAGATAAATTTCTGGAGAAAGATTTATCTAATCTCTCTGATAAAAAATGGTTCTGTTCTTTTGTTGCTACACAGCCAAAAGGTAAGAGAGTTGACTTTGTTCCTAAACTAATGAAGAGAGGTGAAGTTCATTGCGGTGGTGGACTTTATAATAATATTGGAGGACTCCTTGAGGGTAGAGGAGATCAAGAAAATAAAATTAATTTCTTAAATTATTTCAAGTTTAATATCAGTTTTGAGAATACTTCTAATGAAGGTTATGTGACTGAGAAAATTATTCAACCAATGTTCACAAATACTATTCCAGTCTATTGGGGTGCTCCTGATGTTGTGAATGATTTCAATGGGAAGTCTTTTATTAATGCTCATTCTTTTGAAAGTGATGATGAGTTGATTGACTACATACTTCAGGTTGACAAAGATCAAAGTCTTTACGAAGAGATTCTGAGTGAACCATGGTTTAAAAACAATCAGATTCCAGAGTTTGTTAAACCAGATAATGTTTTAAAATTCTTTAAAGATAAAATATTGAGGTGAATTATGACTTATTCTTTGCACGATTTAGATGATAAATTGCTAAAATATTTAAACTTTCAGAATGGATTTTTTATTGAGGCTGGTGCTAATGATGGTCTATCTCAATCAAATACTGCATTATATGAATTTGAATATGGGTGGAAAGGATTATTAGTTGAGCCAAATCCAAAAAAGTGTTTTGAATGCAAAAAGCGTAGAATAAATTCTATAGTCGAAAATTATGCTTTAGTGAGTAATAATTATACTGACGATTATATTGAGGGTAACTTTGATGAGACTGGATATTCTGAAAGCTTAACCTCACTGGTTTATGACAAAGGAGACTGGTGTGATAGTCATTTGCAGGTTCATAAGGAACAAATAAAAAATAATTTGATTAAGGTTCCGGCAATTACACTTAATAAACTTTTAGAAAAACATAATGTAGATAAAGTAGATTTTATATCTTTAGATGTTGAAGGATACGAAATTTCAGTATTAAATGGATTTGATCTGGAGAAATATAATCCAAAATACTTTCTGATAGAAACTACAAATCTTGAGAATAGAAAAAAATCAATTATTGAATATATGGAAGAAAGAGATTATGTAGTTATAGATCAACTATCAATAAATGATTCTTTATTTGCAAAAAAATGAAAACATACATTATTCACTACACAAAATTGAAAGATAGAAAAGAAAACATTTTATCTTTTTTATCAGATGCTGATTATGAATTCATAAATGACTATGATAAAGAAGAGATTGAAGGTAACAAATATTATACCCCAGACAAAGAGATGTTTGATGAGAAAATCAGACATCTTTGGGATAGTAGATTGCATAAGTTTAGATTTATTAATCCGGCAGAAATTTCTTGCACGATTAAACATATCCTTGCAATAGAAAAGATTGCCAATCAGGAAGATGAATTTGGATTGATTCTCGAAGATGATGCTATTCCTATTGAAGATGATTTTTTTGATAAAATTTGGCATTTAGTTGAAACTGCACCAACTAACTGGGATTCTATTTTTATGGGTGCTGGATGTGGTGTTGATTTTATGAATCAAAAACTACAAGGATGTTCTTTGATAAATGAAAGGTTTGTTCAAGTACCACATCCTTCAACAAACTGTGCGGAAGCATATCTTTTGAAGAAAGAGTCTGCAAAGAGAATCTACGAATCAATTATTCCTTTTCAACTTGTGAGTGATTGGGAGTTGGCATATCAGTTCTACAAATTGGATATGAATGTTTATTGGTCTATCCCACCACTCTTCTATCAAGGTTCTAAGAGTGGACAATACAATTCGGAGTTGAGATAATGAAAAAAGTTGCTTGTATTAAATTTGCTGGACTGGCTTCTGGTGGAACGGAAAAAGCGTTGCAAAATATTGCAATGATTTTATCTCAGCAGGATGATTATACTGTTGACTACTATTATACAAATGCAGCACCGTTTTTGAATCATTGGTTTGTTCATCCAGATAATGATGAGAACAGAAAAAAATGGGTGGAGTCTTTTAATATCAATACTATTCCTGTTCATGTAGAATCCAAAGAAGCAAATGTAGAACCTTATGTATGGAATAATACAAATTTTTGGGATCTATTTGACGAGAGTGAATATGATGTAATTCAGACTGCTAGAGGTGGATATCCTGAATATCCTTTTAATTTAATTAATAAAACAAAAATTATTGACGGAATTCATAGTGATCGAGGTGAAGATAAGGATAATATTGTCAGAGCAATTTTGATATCAAAATGGCAGGCAAATAAATGGGCAAATAATGGGGGTAACCTTAAGAAGGCAGTAATAATACCAAACTTGGTATCTGTACCCAAAAAATCTAAATCCAATCTCAGAAAAAAACTTGGTATTCCTGAAGATGCTTTTGTTTATGGATTTCATCAAAGAAATGATCCAAATATCTTCTCACCTGCTTCTTTGTATGCATACTCAATAATATCAAATCCAAATAATCATTTTATTTTACTTGGTGGAAGTGATAATCATCGTCAGGTAGCAAAACAACTAAACCTAAAAAATATACATTTTATTGATTTCTCTTCAGATCAAAATCTGATTCATAATTTTCTTGGAGCAATTGATGTTTATGCACATTCTAGAGTTGATGGAGAGGTGTGCTCGGTTGCTATGATTGAGTCTATGTATCATGGAAAACCAATAGTGACACATCCAGGAACAGTATCGATGGGTCATGCTGAACAAATAGAAGGGTGTGGGTATATGGCAAATAGTGTTGAAGATTATGCTAATAAACTCAAATCTATAGAAGAAAGTGAAGATCTTTACTTAGAAATGAGTCAGAATACGCATGATAAATATTCTGAAAAGTATTCTTATACAAAAGTAAAACAGCAAATTATTGATCTTTATTCTGAAATTGTATGAAAAATTTTTTAATCACACAAGGATGCGGGGGAACTTACTCTATTATTGGAGTCCTTGGTGGTCGCTTTAATAATCCACAAATTAATCATCATTTAGAAAACAAATATGGCAGAGTAATCGAGTGGTATGAAAATCTTTCATTAGTTGAAAAGTTTGAGGGTATAGTAAAATGAAATCATTAGTAACGGGTGGAGCAGGTTTTATTGGATCTCATTTAGTTGATAAACTACTTGAGATGGGTCATGATGTTGTTGTAATTGATAGTGAAAGTGCGGAATCTAATGAAGAATTTTATTGGAATGATAAAGCACAGAATTATAAGTATGATATTCGTGATTATGAAAATACGAGATCTTTATATGATGGAGTAGATTACGTTTTTCATACTGCAGCAGAGGCAAGAATTCAACCTGCTATTTTGAATCCTATTGAAGCAGTCAGTGTGAACTGTGTGGGCACGGTTACTGTTCTTCAGTGTGCTCGTGAGGCAGGTGTAAAGAAAGTAATTTATTCTTCTACTTCATCTGGTTATGGATTTAATGAACCACCCAATGATGAACTTCAGAGCGATGATTGCCTGAATCCTTATTCGGTATCTAAAGTTGCTGGTGAGAAATTGTGTTCAATGTATACGAGTCTTTTTGGACTTAAAACAATTGCTTTTAGATACTTTAATGTTTACGGTGAAAGACAACCTATCAAAGGACAGTATGCTCCTGTAATTGGTATCTTCTTACGTCAACGTGATGCAGGAGAACCACTTACTATTGTTGGTGATGGAGAGCAACGTAGAGACTTTACACATGTATCTGATGTTGTCTCTGCTAATATTCTTGCCGCAACAAAAGATGTTCATGATATGAACTATGGACAATTGTATAATGTTGGTAATGGTGTAAATTATTCTATCAATGAGATTGCAGATGCGATCTCTGATAATCAAGTCAATATTCCCTCAAGAATTGGTGAGTCTAGAGTGACTCTTGCAAATAATAATAAATTAAAAAGAACATTTGGTTGGGAACCAAAAGTAAACTTAATGGATTGGATCTCCGAACAATGAATCTAATTATTGAATATTTTAACTCTCATAATCATATGAGAAACGGAGAGTATCTATATTGTCTCCATCAAAATCTTGCCAATGATTTAATTGATAATATATATCTTTTCATGGAAGATGATGCTGAACTTAATTTTGATTCTCCTAAAATTCATAGAATAGTAAGAAAAGATAGACCAACTTATAAAGATCTGTTTGATTTTTGTAATGAGAATCTAAAAAATCAAATCTGTGTAGTTGCAAATGCAGATATTATCTTTGATGATACTCTTCGATTCTTCGATAGTCTTGATATGGCAAAACAGTTTTATGCATTGAGTAGATGGGAAATATCTACTAAGGATGGTAAGAACTGGGAGATTGAACCTTACGAAAATCCAGCATCACAAGACTCTTGGATTTTTAAAACTCCAATACCAACATCTGATAGTATGAATTATACGATGGGTAAACCTGGTTGTGATAATAAGATTACATATCATATGAGAGAACTTGGACATACTTGTCGTAATCCTGGCAAGAAAGTAGTTACGATCCATTTTCATCCTACTAACTTTAGAACTTATCATCCTAATGATGATAGAATTCCAGGTCCTTATCTTCTTGTTTCACCAGTAGACAATTTTACTGGTGAACCTAATTACATTGATATTGATGGTTTTGATGAGCAAGGTAGGGCATACCGAATAGAGAAGAGAGAAACCCCTTGACAAAGTTTTAACCATCTGTTATTATAAATAAGTGTTCGGAAGGCACTTGCTTTACGAACTGTAACATAATCTTTTTGCCTCAACTACTCGCGATCAGGTTATGCTATACTAAAACGAAGACACGTCGAGTCTTCTATCATCTGTGGGTCTAACTCCACAAGTAAAAAAAGGTAATTAAACAACATGATCAAATCTGTATTCGCAGCAACCGCTGCCCTTTCTGTCTCTGCTGGTGCCGCTTTCGCTGGTCCCTACGTTAACGTCGAAGCAAACTCAGGTTGGACTGGTTCCGACTATTCGGGAACCGCCACCGACCTTCACGTTGGTTATGAAGGTGCTCTGGGTGAGAGCGCATCATACTATGTCCAAGGCGGCGCTACTGTAGTCTCTCCTGATGGCGCTGAGACCGACACTGTTCCTTCTGGTAAAGCTGGTCTAGGTCTCGCACTCACCGATGCTCTTGGCGCATACGGCGAAGTATCCTTCGTTGGTAGTGGCGACAGCGACATTGATCGCGGTTACGGCACTAAGTTGGGTCTTAAGTACAGCTTCTGATATAGATACATAAACATCTAGATGTTATGCTAGGGGTGCGACGGCACCCCTTTTTTAATGGGTAATCAAATTCAGAGGTCTTGACAAACTCTGCTTTTTGCTATATACTATGTAAAGAAACATTAAGGAGTGTAAAATGACTGTAACAACTGAAGACGGCGGACGCACAAACATGTGGGCTACTGAACCCCGTATGTATATCTCTGAGACAGACGCACAACGTTATGGTTATGAGACATATGCAGAACGTGCAGAGAAACTCAATGGTCGCACGGCAATGATTGGATTTGTCGCAGCACTTGTTTCTTATGCTACGACTGGTAGTGTGTTCTTTTTCGGACTTTTCGGATTTTAATTACTTGACAATGTATCAAATTTTGTTTACAATAACTAGTGTTGCCTTCCTTGTGCTGTTGGCATACTCCGTACAAAATCTTTCAGAAACTTACTAATGGAATTTAACGTTACCTTCCGTACCCCTGATGGTGCCGAAACAACCGTCACCTGTCAGGATGATCAATATCTTCTTGATGCTGCTGAGGAGGGTGGTATTGATATGAACTACTCTTGTCGCGCAGGTGCCTGTTCATCATGTGCAGGTAAAGTTGTCAGCGGTACAGTAGATCAAAGTGATCAATCATTTTTAGATGATGATCAAATCGAAGAAGGATTTGTGCTCACTTGTGTTGCATATCCAACCTCTGATGTTATAATTCAAACTGAACAAGAAGAGAATCTCTACTGATGCACGGAAGTCTTGAACCAGAAGATAGAGTAATGGATGCTCCATCTGTTTATGAACAAGTTGCTTCTCTTGCCCAAAAATATGGGTGGGAAGAAGGTGATAACATCGTAGTTGAAATGGCAGGAACTCAAGTTTCTGGTATCGATGTCGGTGAAGTCTACAACAAAAAATGGCAATCACCTATTGGTACTCGTAAGTACAATAAAGATGCTTTTATTGTTATCAAAAATCAATCTAGAAGAGACCTTAGCAAGTCTCAACCTATGGATAGAGACCACAAACCTCAACATCCATACGAACCAGTTACTAACACAAATGCCTAATCCAAATCAACTCTATGATGATATGGAGAGGTTAAATGCCCTATATGAAGAACTCTGTTGGGCACATGATGATGAATTAATATTCACTCATGAAAATGGCAGAGTCATTATTTACAACAAAACACAGGAACAAGAACAATGAACGAAAGAGCAGAACGTATTAATGGTTGGGCAGCAATGCTTGGTGTTATTGCCGCAATGGGATCGTATGCAGTAACAGGTCAACTGATTCCTGGAGTATGGTAAAATGATGTTATTAGCAACCTTTTTGTTGGGTGCTTTTATAATTCATTCAGTGATTAAAGAAGATGCTGATGATGATGACGGACCAGGTGGTGGAATAATGCAACCAGTTTACATACCGACACCTTGACAAAAAAACTTAATCAGTTATAATGAGGGAGCAGTAAGCTCCTTTTTTAATGCTGATTAAGTTTTTTACCTTTGCATTGCTGGGTATTCTTGGTGCTTCATCAATTTCTAAATCCGCACCAAAACAAAACGAAAATATTATAACTACTGAAGAAAATGCTGTAATCATTCCTGAAGATCCAATTAAACCTTCTTGGAAGTGTCCTGATTGTACTCCTAATGAAAAAGTTGTTTTAACAGCACTACAAGAGCATACAAAGATCTCTGATCGTAATGCCCTTGCTACAATTATGGGAAACATTCAACAGGAATCAAAGTTTATTGCTAACATCTGTGAGGGTGGTGCTCGTGTTACTTATGAGAACTGTTTGAGAGGTGGTTATGGATTAATCCAATGGACTTCTATCAATCGTTATAGGGGACTTGGAGATTTTGCAGTCAAGTATAATTGCAATCCAAGTGAATTAGATTGTCAAGTGCGTTGGATGATTAATGAACCTATCTTCCAACGTATTCTTCCACAATTTGAAGGTGGTGGTCAAACAGTATCTTATTACATGAGTCCTGCATATTATTGGTTAGGATGGGGTATCAAGGGTAACCGAGAAGTTTATGCATATGACTACACTAAAAAAATGGTATGGGCATGAATTTAGATTTGATTGATAACTTAGAAGCACCATTATTTGAATGTGGTCCTGGGAATTTCACTCAAGGATATAGTTCTTTTGTAGGAATTCTTGCTCCAGAGTATTTGGATGATGACTCTTGGTTTGGTCCGGCTGTTTTATCTGAAAAACAAATGACTATTAAAGAAACATATGAACATGCAGTATCCGAAAGGCAATTATTGCATGAGGATGATACTGTAGAACCGAAAAATATTCATGAGACTATCTATCTTATTGCTACAAGTAGTGGTAAAACTACAACACAACTAAATCCAACTAGTGTCGGTGGTTGGCAATCTGGAATTGGGTTCAATTAATTTTTATGATTGAAGATTGGCGGTACAGTGAACAAAAGTTAAAACTTCGTGAGTCAGCACTTAAAGTTCTTCTCACTAAATATGGTAGTCAACTAAAAAAATCATTACCTGAACATAGTAATCAATCAATGTATGAGTGTGCTCATGATTGGGTATCTCAGGGTAATGTAAATACTAACGGCATTATAAAATACTTTGAGGCATATTACACATGAAAAAACTTTTACTATCTCTTCTTGGATGCGCTACACTAGCAGGAACAGCATATGCAGGGAATGAGAAAATAACTAAAGGATACAACACTAATGATTCTTTGGGTTGCATGATCTTACAGGAATGCACCGATAATGTTCAACGAATCACAAGTATCAAAGACATTCAAGATAATTATCCTAACTCTGACTATTCTGCTGTTGCTAATGAGTTTAATGAGATGTTGGACTCCCTTAATAAAATCGGAGTTATGGTTTTTCTAGGAGATCAAAAATATTTCCCCGTAGGTAATCGTGGTGTTTATCATACAGTAAGTAATAACTTTTTTCTGAATGATGCATTCATGGGTAGACAATCTACATTGATGAGTGTAGTTAGACATGAAGGATGGCACGCTGCACAGGATTGTATGGCAGGAACAATTAATAATTCATTGATTGCTATTATCCTTCCTGAAGATGATGTTCCATCTATTTGGAGAGAAATGGCAGAAAGAACTTATCCAAAATCTGTTCTTCCTTGGGAA